AATATTAGAACGTGGGCGAGCTAAGCTCCGGCGTAGCTAAGGCTGCTGCGTAGCGTAGTGGTACCTACCCTCCCAGGGGTACACACCGCCGCGCGTGTCGGAAAATTCGACTCCGATCACCGGGAAATTGCATTAGGTCCTAAAAGAGGAGAGAGAATGTTAACTTTATCGGCGCACTCCGACGCGCCTCTTAGACACAAAAGCGGGGGTATTTTAGGAAAGTGAAATAATAGGACCCGATTGAGTCCCCAATATATTGGGGTCTCATTTACCTATCGGTGTCTCTCTTTTTAACCCTCTTTCACCCATTTACCATTTACCGCCCAGTAAATGGTAAAAACACCCAGTCACCTTCAAACGACAACGTTTTAGGTTCCTAATTTATTTTTTCTTTTTTTTTTTCTTCCTCTCAAACGATGGCGTTTAAGAGTTTTATTTTTTTTTTTACTTTTTATTTTTCCTCCTTCCTCGTGTTTCCTGTTTCGATTCGCTGCGCTCCCATTTTTTCTTTGATATTAGTTCTTCTTTTCTTTTCGTTTTCTTTCCTTTTCAATTCAGTCCACATTTTTCTTATCCTTTTTCTATCCGTATATACAGGCATATACGTACAAACCCATGTATAAAGATTTCAAGCCAACATCACAACACATGTAATACATCTCCATCATCACTTTAGGATATTAATCCACAATCACATAATAATGGATCACTCACAACCACACAACAACACCAAATATCTCACGTTTAAGTCTATAAATGCAGGCATACTGATCAATTCCATCACACAAGCATAAATGACGAGGAGCGGAACAAACAAGCAAGGAGTCAAATTCACAGTCGACGTTCGCATCATGGAGAACATGAAGATATTCATTCACATTAGGATAGTATCCACCATGTCACCAGCGCTCATCAGGTATGAAGGGATCGTCAAGTACACGTACGGAGACATGCACGTTCCATTCGACTTCAACGGATTTGAAGGGAATATCATAGCGAATTTCTTATTCGCAAACAACGGAGCAAAAATTGAAGAGATCGAGATAGAAGACATAGTTCAATGAATAGATATACTTGTACTTGAAAACCCAGAGATATTGGGAATGGATGTAATCGAACCGTACGTATTCAATAAGAAGTTCACCGTTTAAATTCCAAACACAGCCGATTAAGGACATAATTAACAAACACTAACGCTTAACACCATACAGGGCCCTAACATCACACATGCCATATCAAGGCCCAACATTTTTTATTGGGCTTTAATGATTAAAGCCCATTATAATGGTCTTCTTCTTCAGTCCACCACCATGCGGGACCCACTTCTGAGCACCGATCTCCGCTCGCCCACGGT